GTGCGCTCAATTTTGAGCTCACGAAACAACACTTTTTTGCTATAATCACCGGCACTGGCTAGGCTGATCCCCGAAAGACGGCTTCGTTACCCGTCCCGCCAGTGTTCTACACAACCGCCGTCAAGGGCGGTTTTTTATTGTCTTTGATTTATTGGCTCACAACAGTTGAAACGTAATCCGATGGCACAATCTCATAGTTGCCGAATTTGCGGCATTAACCAAGAGGCTGTCATGGAAAGTCAAATCGTTATCAAAAACATCGGTCAAGAACTTCGCACCGATTCCCGTCTGTTGGCGCAATTTCTCGACCATCGCCATCGCACCATTCTTGAAAACGTGGATAAATATTTGCCGCTTTTTTCAGAAATCGGAAGGGTTCCGTTTGAAACGGGAACCATTCAAACCGCAGGTGGCGAACAAAAACAGCGTTATGCTCTGCTTAACGAAAGCCAGTGTTATTTCTTGCTGACATTGATGCGAAACAATGACCGCGTTGTTGAAGCTAAGCTGCAACTGGTCAAGGCTTTTGAAGATGCTCGGAAACAATTAGCTATTCGAGATCATGCCAGAATTGAGGGCAAGGCGGTTAGACGTGGTGAGACTGATGCAATCCAAAGTCTTGTTGCGTACGCTAGCGCAAACGGCAGCGGATCAGCCGAAAGATATTATGTAGCTATCACGAAGATGACTAATTCGTTTCTGGGCATTGAGTCTGGGCAGAGGGAAGGATTAGATGCCAGCACTCTAAAGAAGGTGGCTACAGTTGAGTCAGTTGTGGATATAGCCATCAGGGACGGGATCAAGGCCGGCTTACCATACAAAGCAATTTACGCAATGGCGAAAGAGCGTGTTTTGTCGCTTGCTCCAGCACTTGGTTTTTCTGGTGATAAATAAACTCTAACCCCAAAAAAATACCCCGCTCAACAAACGTTGGACGGGGTAATATCGACATGGTGATACATGCTGTAAAACCAACGTGATAATAACCGAATCACGCAAAAAAAGAAAGCCCCGAGTTTTTAATTCGGGGCTTCTTCCATCACCAACCAAAGGGAGTTGTCGGTAATTTTGGCGGATTCTAGGAAAACCAATGCCAGAAAGACGATGATAGATGATCTGTTTGGATGTGTCAACAGAAATTAAATCTGGTGCAGATAATGTTAATCAGGTGATCCAGCATTATCATCACCGCCTTTTTTTGCTTTTGCCACGGTAAACCCTGCGGCTTTCATCGCTTCAATGAGCGGCTTCTCTGTTACTTCGACCTCACCATTCCATGGCACCTCGATAATCCGGCCAAGGAAATGGTAGAGGCCGGATTTGCCGACCAATACCATTTGCTTACCCCTTACAGGCCGATGTTATACATACGGGCCATGTGAGTTTTGGACTGACGCACGCGCATTGCGAAGTCACCTAAGATGCGCACACGTTGACCGTCTTGGCCGTTAACAGTTGCATCCTTGGTTGTCCAGTTTCCGGAATCGGCGGCGTTACCAGCAGCCATAGGCAAGATGTTAATCATCGAGCTATCAAAAATCATCAGCTCAGTGTCTGCCAAGTTGGTATCAATCACGATGCGATTGACGTTACCGACAAGCGGCAAATCGCTTGGCAATGTGAGCAATGAGCCTTCGTCAGCAGACCATTCCGAGAGACGTTGACTGTTGTAATTTGCTGCGACCAGCGCGGACAGTTTACGGCCGAGTTTCAGGCCAACAGCCAAAGTATTGGTAGTGCCACCGCGAGAGATGATTTCTTCGTTGAGTGCGTTGATTGCATCCAACGTCAGCGTTGCGCCGGAATTATCCACCTTAACCGCGCCGGATTGATCGAGGAAGTAACGCAAGCCGCCGGTGTAAGTAACGGTTTTGCCGTCAATCGTTGCGGTTGCCTTACGACCACGCACCAACGCCCGATCCATTTGGATGGTCAACTGACGGATGCGTTCCGCAACCTGGAAAGTCAAGTCGTTAGTATTGCCGAATTGCATCGTTGCTAATGCACGGCGCGACATCTCAACAGCGGTGTCCATGGTTTGGAAAAAGTTTTCCACCGGTTCAGGCTGGAAAATACCGTCATTTTCAGCCTGTGAGTTTTCCTCACGAGCCACCGAATCAATAACCAGTTTTTGACCTGATGTCAGCGCGGCGGCGGTAGTGCCACCAAAGCCACGGGTAACGGTCAAGTCATTTCCGCTTACCGCAGTCACTAAAATAACTTCATCCGAGCCGACGGGAGACAGCAACATGCCGGCGCGGAATTTAGAGCCGTCTGCAACGGGGATGGTGGTAGCGCCAACCAGCACTGCGGCTGTAGTGGTGGAGCTAGTTGCGTCAACGCGCATATCTAACCACGATGTTTTGTAACCATCGTAGGGCATAACAGGGCTACCCATCGCAACAACTTGCAAGATGCCTGTGCGGTTAGATCGGGCAATCTCGAAAGCATCATCGATAACTTTGCGAGTCAGTAGGGCGGACAGATTGGGGGATAAAACTTCGTTAGCCATGATTTAGATTCCTTGTGTTGGGTTAAGCGATGCGGCAAGAAAGCCGTGTAAATCGCCTTTAGTCTTTGCCACTTCTGCGGCCTGATTACCTTGCGCTTGCTGTGGGACTGCTGCACCGCCGATAGCACCGCCACCAGTGGAGACAACAGCATCTGCCAAGAACGGGTATTCAGTCTTGATGCGTGATTTGACCGTTTCAAGATCGCCAGCCAGCAAGCCTTCAACTGATAATTCACCGGTCTCAGTGGGTTTGATGTGATCGATCAGCTCACGCACCAACAACTGTTGCTGCTTGGGATTGCTAGTAACAAGAGATGCAAATTTAAGCGCTTCACTTGTTCGCTTCTCACCAATCACCCGTTCATTCAACGCTTGTAATTCAGCCGCAAAACGGGCCTTTTCCGCTTCTGCGCTACGATAAAGCTGCTCAAACTGCTGCGCTTCTTCAAGACGCTTTTTTTCCGCGTCTTGCGTGTTCGCTTCGATGGCTTTTAGCTGTGATTGAGTCTGTTTCAGTCGTTCAGATAATTCGCTGTTGGTTTTTACCAAGTCATTGACTGACACGCCATCAATATCAAGATGATATTTACCGTCCTCACCTTGCTTGTAATTACCGCGCAAAGCCTCTTCGACCTCATCCAGCGATGCGATAGTGTATTTAATTGCCACGCAAAACCTCCTTAAAGTTTGCTACGTTATATCATAACACAATGAAAGCGATAGAAAACACCAGCTTGTTAGGCTGGTGCTGTTAGGTTAAAAACCGAATCGGCTTGTGTTGATTGTTGTTGGTGTTTGGATTGATGAGCCGCGCAAGTGTTTATTTACGAATCGGTGAATCTGATCACGATCATCGCTGTGGTGCGCTTCAATCTTCATGCTTGGCAATTCGCGCGACAATCTCTCGTGAGCACGCTCAATTTGTGTAGGTGTCGCCGGATAGCAGAGCACGTTAAACACATCGAGCTGTGGAAAATCTAGTGGATGCTGCTTGATTTTGTTGAGCATGACCAGTTTCTGTCTTTCGCTAACCGCCCTAATCTCTACACCAAAGTCTTTCAGCGCACGGCAAACATCATAATACTGCACACCGAGAAATGAGGCAATTTCGATTGTTGAGCGCTTTAGCTCAACATACTGACGTTTGAGCCATTCGCCATCTTGCAGTATTGGGTGAGTTTCTTTGATTTTAGGTCTTCCCATTTTCTTCTACCTCTTGACGATAACGATTTTTCACGCTTTCCGGAAACTTGGGCATCGGCAACCAGCAGTCATGGTGTTTTGGGTCAAACACGCCTTTAGTCGTTGTCCCGTACCGAATAGAGCCGCACAGCACTTGTTGATGTTTAGGTGGTGGATGGATTGCAGCGTCCAACATGACGTAGTCGCCGACAATGACTTTGCGATCAAGAGAGGTTTTCATTTTCACCTCTTTTCCGAATGAGATATGCGCACTTGTATGCAGCAAAGCGGCGATGGACTTCATACGCTGATGTTCCGTCTGCAAAGTCTTCGCAAACCTTTGCGCACGCTTCGCGTTCATCTTTCCGGCCTTGAGCATAGGCTAGATCGGAAAATTCTCTGAGTTTTTCAAGAATGGATTTTACAAACTCTTGATCAATGTCGCGGCTATCAATCAAATCACAATGAATTGCCCATCCAAGAACGCTTTGCTCACGAGTCGGCGCAGTCACCAGCTCGCTTACCGCGTTGTTGTGATTCGTTTTCATGCCGAATTTCCTTCTTTTTTTTGTCGGTACGCACGATGGGCATAGGCTAATGACGTGGCGCGGCACACCGTTAATCTCGCCTGAGCAAAACAGGGTTTTTGCTTCACCCTGAGTGACCACGGTATTGCAGTTGTCGCACCGCACTTGCGGGCTAACAACACCGCCTTGCACAGTGCTCGCGGTCTGAGGATTCAGTGTGTGCCCTGTTCTTTTGTCGCACAGCCAAGGCTCTTTTGTGTGATTACTCATGCTAACTTAAACCCACCTTTAATAAGAGCCCGTTCCGCGTCCGCAGTTGCGTCAACGAGATTGCCGATACTGCAACGCTGCAACACCGAATCGAAATGGTTGCAGAATAACCGCGACTTGCGAAGCTGATCGGAATTGAGGACGATGTAGCCGGATGTGCTTTTATTGCTTCGATCTGCGGCATCAGCAAAGGCGTGATATGCAGATTCGGCGATTCGCAATAACTCCAAGCCACCCGCTTTATTGCCGGCGTGCATTGCTTGTTTTGCCAGCGAAACGCCTAACAGCATTGCGGTAGTCCATTGGATGGCTGACGGGTCAACTTCCGGTTTTGTGAGGCTAACACGAGGCACGAGACCACGGGAAAGACGGTCGAGATTAAGATAAGAGAGAATCGCGACATCTAAGTAGGTGTCGCGTGGGATTGGCTTTTGACGCTCGATAGCGGCAAAACTCGCCAACGGGTTAACGTACTGCTTACGCTTGCATTGCTTGCGCATGATGACTAACTCCCTTTATTTAGTCGCAAAAAACCCCGTCTTTCCGAGGTGTCATGTTGGTGGCCGGTGCTGATCTCCGGCTTAGTAACTTCCGTTTGCTTTTCGAGCGGCAACCCGTTTTGCTATAAGTTCTGGTGACTGCTTCCGGCCAAGAAGAGCATCACGCCTTTTTTGCTTTTGCTCTTCGCTCATTGGAGATTTGCAGCGTACTTTCGCTGCTAAACTCATTTTTTCTCGCACATCAGGTGGGATTACTTTCCCCTTTTGCGCCTGAGATACTCGTTTCCTATGCAACTCTGTGCATACCCTGCCTCTTAACGATGCGGATATTTTTGTTTTTGTTTCCTGACTCAAAGCAACGCCAAGCGACCCATCTCCGCCATCTGTCATGTTGTACAAAATTACTCCGCGCATTCGATGTTCTCGAATCGCGTCAATTTCAATCTGTTTTAACTTAGACGAATCAACTGAAGCAAGAACTTCTGATGTGAAGGAATCTTCTCCGTACTTACGGATCGCGCAGGATAGCGCTAGCATCTTGCCTTTTCTTGCATACTGGATATGCCTCCTGACTCGCTGGCTGAGAGACTCTCTAGTTATTCCGATATACGCCTTCCCGTTTGGGAAGGTTAGTTTGTAAAGAATTCCACGTCTCATATTTAACTTTCACAAAGCCCACGCATTCACCAACACGGCTGGCGACCGAACCCTCGGTGCTCACCACCGATATTCTTTCAGGGCGAAGTTTCGCTTTCCGGACGAGAAAGCATCCGATCGCCGCCCGTGTTGGCCCCAGTCTATTCCTGAGCGTCAACCAAGCGGCTTTTACATCCCCATTTTTCGCACCTTGTTTAACAAGTGCCGCTTGATGTGTGTAATATAGTGCTAATTATTTACACTGTCAACACTATTCGACATTTCATCGCCGATTCCGTCGCCGATTTGTTGGTCTAAATCATCATCGGTGGTTTCAGCATCGATCCAACCAGCCTCCCGCAGTCGCGCCCAAACAGCTTCACGGCTAATCAGCCCGTCGGCATACAGGTTTCGCAGCTCCACCACTTCTTGCGGACTGATAATTGTTGGGAACAATTCGCGATTTAGTTCGAACGTGATCGTATCCATGTTTTGCACGCCCATGAACAGCGCCATACTCTCTAACACGTCCTCAATACCCTCGCTGACGTTGTCGACCAGCGTTTCAAGCTGAGATGATTCTGACGATGCTCTGATGCGTGCCGCCTCTGCAGTCTCAGTGCCCGTGCGTGGCGTGATGAGTTGCGCGCCCATGCGTTGCATATCATCCAGCCTTGCGTCAACAGCGACTTGTAGGGCGCTTGCTGCATCAGCTTGCAAGAGTGTTGCGCTACCGTTCGCTCCAAGGAAATGCGCGGTACGACTGCCAACGCGGATACCGTTCGGGTTTGCGGCGTCGTATTGTTCTTGGCCCATGTCAGACGTCAGAAAAAGCGTTGACCGGCCATGGATGAATAGGTTTTCCATTAGGTCGGCGCTCAATAGATAATGCGATAGATTTACGTCTGCAATATCTTCTAGCAACGCTTTTTGCGAGTAGTCGAATCGATTGAACTGCGAACCGATAACGTGAAACGGGATGAAGTCCATCGGCCGACCGTTTGCCAGTATCGGTTTCGGCTCAGTCATCGGCTTTGCGGTGTCATCATATAGCGACTGGTGATAGATGCCGCCGATCAATTCAAGCACGCGATAACGCCGTTTAATCTCGACCGTAAAGCGGTCTTGCTCGCTCTCCACTTCAACATCCTCACGCAGCACAACACGCTTGATTATCGTTCGCGCGCCGATGGTTTCCGTCCGATAGTTGATGATGCTTTCGATGGGGTAAATTTTCGCTGTTGCCCTTGCGTTAATCGTGCGTCGTTGTGATTCGGTTAGGCCTGTGGCCACATCCGGATAATCAGCGAGGACGCCGACAAACGGTGATTGCATCGCTTCCGTGCACACTTGTTTCGCGAATTGCGCTACTGACGTGCCGTTTCCATCAATGTCCTCGATTGCGTAATCGAGCTCAGGGGGTAAATCATACTCGGGGTGTTTCCGGAAAATAGCACCCAAAAAACCTTGCATCGTTAAGCCGGTAACGCCCAAAAATTGTGCGCGGTAGAGGTAGTCTGCGTAATCGTCTTGGGCTTGCTTTGCTGTGAGCGGATCCGATGAGTAGTAATCTTCTGGGTTCGGAATTGGTAGATAGCGCGTCTTTTGCGATTTGACTGCATACGCGCCTTTAACGACATCGCGCACTGTCTGTGAGCGGTCTGTTGCTTGGCTGTAAAGTGGATGCTGTGTGTTGACTGGCATCTTAAAATCTCGCTTTCGTTCTGAGTACTGGGCGGTGGATTGGAAATTCGTAATGCACCAGGTAACCAAGTGCATCGGTGATGTGGTCAAGCCCAAGAGACTTGTCGGGCATTGACGTGTCTTTCTTGTACGTTAAGCCGTCCATGGACTTAATAACTTCTTTGCATCTTGGGTGGATAAATAGCCGCCGTTCCCCTTTGGCGTTCAGCAACATGGCCTGCACTTCGTTAATTCGATCAGCTACCGGCGGATGGGCGGACGGGGCGTAAACCGCAAAACCGGATTGTTCGAGGATGGCAAAGTCTGTTTTTCCGCCGGCCGATGTTTTGCGTTGTCTTCCAGCAGGATCGGGGTAGGCACGAATCTTGTGGCTTGGGTATCGTGCTTTAATCTCACTGGCTAATTCTTGAGTGTGAGAGTTGTCGATCACAATTTCATCGATAACGTGCAACTGGTCAACGACCTTGACGCACACTGCAGCGGTGATAGGGCTGACGTTAAAGTCAATGCCGACATACAGCTCTCGCGTGCTGTCTAGCGTTGCTAAGTTTTGGGTGACGTGGATTGTGCGGTCAAAATTACTGTAAACGCGGTTAGCGAGAGTCTCGAAGCTTGCTAAATACTCTTGGGCAAACACGCGTGGTGGTAGTTCACGCCGTGACGCTTCAATCTCTTCGGGTTTTACATTACCACCTTGGGCTGTTGTGTACGTCCACGCGCCCCAGTTGGGATCATTTCCAGACTGCGCATAGTCGTACAGCTCTTTTGCCCAATTCCAGCCGGCTGGCGATGTGATAAACATCACTGGTGCTTGTCGGTCTGACGTTGCGGGTCGGATAACCATATCCCAAACATCGCGATCCATAAAGGCAAACTCATCCATCACCGCCGATGATAGCGACACGCCACGCAATGAGTCTTTATTCTCAGCGCCCTTTAGATAGATCATTCCGCCGCCTTCTAGCTCAGCGCACAGCAGCGATTCGTTTTTGTAGACGATCCAATCCTTGGCTATCTCTTTAAGCAGTCTCCAAGCGATTTGCCGCGCCATCACGTACGATGGGGCGATGTAGTAATGCACCCCACCCATCGTCATTGCGTTGTGACACAGCCACGGTAATGCGAGGTACGTCTTACCGAATCGCCGTCCACATACCACGACCTTAAACCGCTTGTCAGACTGCCAGATTTCAGATTGAGGCTTTGTCAGTCTAATCACTCAACAATCCCTTGCTCTTTCGCCTGACTATCAGAAAGCACGATAACAAATGGTTTTTGATCGGCGGTGTTGGCGTCTTTCTCTACGGGCAAAATCTTCACCCAAAGCTTGTAAAATTCGGCAGGTTCATTGCGCCCCCATTCTACTAAGCCGTCAACGCCGCCTAGGCGTTCAAATGCTTCAACAAGCGCGCTTTTAACCGACGCTGTTGTTTTGTTTAGCGTCCCTTTTTGTCGCCCGCCTATACGCTGACCAGTTCCTTTGAGTGCAGCATTCATCGCCGCAGCGCCAGCAGGTGTTTTTTTGGCTGCCATTTATAGACCTCTCTTTTAAAAACTCCACTTTCGAGTTGATACATTGTAACACGTCACGCATCATCCAGATGTCCAGTGACACCATAGTGACACCATAAGTGACACGTATGGAAGATGGTGTCACCTTAAAAAACCCATACATAACAACAAGTTACACTATACAGTGACACCTGTGACACCTATCTATAATAAACTTTTTAGATTAAATATGGGGTAATAGGGGTATATATAGGAAGTTGCGGTCACTGGTGGCACTGGTGTCACTGTTGTTTGCAATTTTCCGTTATAAATCATTGTCTTACGCGAGTGACACGTGCCACTTAGACGTGTCACTGACACATGCCGGATAAACAAAAAACCCGCGCTAGGCGGGTCTTTTTTAATACGTTCTGAATAATGGCGGCACAAAACTGACTCTTTTTGAGTTTGTCCTCTTCGATTTTCCGCCGTTAAGCTCTCGCAACACGCTACCGCAGTGCGTGACATCGGCTTTTGTCGGTCGATCAAACCCGATTTCGATCATCACGTCAGTTGATGTCATCCAGCGCCACTCTGATTCGTGTGCCTTCCAGTTTAATTTAGTCTGCAACCGTTCTTTGATCGGGTCTAGCACTTCAAATTCGCGGTTATGCTCATTTAAGCGGTCTAGCTCATCATAGCTAAGATGCCACGGCTCGCCGGCTTTATACATCTCATAAACCTCAGCCCAAAGCTGCTGCATATCAATCCCATGTTTGTGATTGATGCTCTCACATGAGATTGTCCAGTACCGGCGGTTTCCGGTAGGGTCATGCAAAAACTCACGCGGATTGACCGAAGCAAAAAACACCGTCCGCCGTGCGTAATGACTTTCTTTTTTCGCGTAGGCGCGCCGTAGGACATCAGATTTGCGTGTAACAAACGCTTTAAGCTGTGAAATGTCGGACTTTCGAAAAGTCGCATCTAGCTCGCCCAGCTCAACAAGCCAATTAGACATTGCTTGCTTAACGCTATCCTTGTCGTCCGGCCGCAAAATAATGCCGTCTTGAATTACCCGTAAAGACTCTGGCACGAGCGACTTAAACCATGCCGTTTTGCCAAGATACTGGTCTCCCTGCAGCACCAAGATACCATGTGCCGATACGCCGTCAGGCTCAAACGCCGCAGCCACCGCAGAAACTAGCCACCGTTTCATTAGCGTTTCTTTGTTTTCGCCAATCAGCGAATCATCTTCCTCTCCCGCTGCGCGAATCGTGCTGATCAGCTCTAGCAGCCTCGTTCTGCCGTCCCATGGTTTTGACGTTATCCACTCTGCCACAGGGTTATATTGGTTTTTGTCAGCCATATAACAAAGGAACCCATCAAGACTGCCTGTAGGCAAACCAAACCGATTACAGCACGACTCAAGCCACGCGGTTGACGCGTTGGCTGCGTTATCGACGGAAAACCCCTCATTAGGGATAAGTATCTCCACCTCTTTCGAAATGACGTTATACCGCACCGTGACGCCCAATCTGCGACACGCCTCAGCCAAGTTTTCGATCGTCCCAATCGGCTTGCCCTTCCCGCCCACATCCGGAAACGGCGAAAACCAGTCAACCGCATTTATATCAAAACGCCTTGGCTCGGACTGCTGGGCAGCAATAACAGCGCTTGCGCCGTCACTATCCTCTCGCCCAAAAAACTCGCTTGGCGCCACCGACGCAGCCCGCAAATGCGCAGCCGCGCTCCAATCTTCCGGCGCATCGTCAGCCACATCCCAGCCAGAATCAGCCCATTCCGGCGGGCGCACGATCACAATTTTTGCCGCAATACCATCTAAGCGCG